TGATGAGGGACTCGAACCCCCGACCCTCTCGGTGTAAAATAGACTCCTATTTTAGGTTGTTTCGATAAAATAATGTAATCTCTAGCTTAGTACGCTCGTCTTATGAACGCGCGAGTACGCGCTTTCGGTAAAATGGTCAGTAATCTGTAGGTAGCGTTGGGTGACTTCAAGGCTAGAGTGCCCAAGTATTCTTTGTAGAGTGCGTAAGTCACCGCGGTTGTGCAACCAATAGATCGAGAAGCTATGTCGTATCTCGTGTGGGTGCATCTTATATATACCAGCACGCTCGAACTGGCGTCGAAGTCGTTTACGCACAGTATCAACTTGATATGTGTCATCTGGCAGATAAGTGAACGCCATTTGGTGACGAAACACCTCACCCGAACGATATATATTATCAATAACGTGTTGCCTGAGCGCTTTACTGAGGCCATCTGTAATGTAAACAACTCTGTCATAACTGCCTTTTCCACGAATATGTATTTCCTTGTCGTTTATATCTTCAACGCTAACCTTCACCAGCTCGCCAATACGTATGCCGGTTTCCCATAAAAGCGCCAGCATTAGCTTGTCTTGGTGGTTATCGCAAGCATGTATGACGGTCTTAATTTGCTTTTCTGAGTAAACCCTAACCTTTGGTGGTTTCTCGCGTTTCCGTTTAATCATTGAGTAATCCACTTGCACATCAATTTTGCGGCGGAACTCACAGTAATAGAAAAAGCCTCGCAGTGTAGTTTTGAGCTGTCCAAGTGATGACGGCTTAAGACTGAGCGCGCGAAGCTCGATAAATTCGTCTACGTCGTTCTGTGTAAGGTCACATATATCATGTACAGAGCGGTGTTTTAAGTGCCCTAGGTAGCCTTGGAGCAATGAGCGGCGGCTCCCTACCGTATTGGGAGCCAAGCCCTCGTTTCGTTCAATATACCGCAGATAGGAGTTTATAAGTACTTGCGGATCGCCGTGTGTAATATAGGCGTTGTTTGTCTTTCGCTCGCGGGCGGGTAATACCTGTGCATATTGCATGCGTAAATCACTTTCTTACCCTCCTGTAAGTTTGATTATTCAAACGATATATGCAATATAATGTAAAGTCAATGTGAGTTCATAAAATTACAACAGGGATAGATGATTCTACCCCTGTAATTTTTGTCTTCGTACTATTACAATCTTTTTGAGTCCAAGTCGCCTAATTGCTATGTGTGTAGGTTGTATGTATATAAATGGATCACTCTCATGTAACAAGTAAGTTTGACTTTCTAAAATGTTACTGCGTGTATGGGCACTCATACCACTTTTCACCTTGTCGGTTACTAACAAGCTCACATTCGCCATGTATGTAGTCTTGTACAGCTTGTGCACGATCTTTTTGGTTGTCCAGCGTTACTGCACAGGCGACAAGAGCCGTAAGTATAGCTGCGAGTATCGTTGTGATGATATTTAGTTTTCGATCAGTCATATAGCTCCTCATACGAATAAACAAACTACTGCGAAACCAAGCATAGAACCGAATATAATCTCAAAACCTAGTGATTTTTTGGCACGCTTCAAAGAATGTGCGCGGTTGTATGTCTGACGCATTTTGTTATTTCCTATTTATGTTTTGTACGCTTATTGCCAGCGGTAAAGACCGCTAACGAAGACTATTGTTTGTCCTTCAGTTTTTCGTATTCCTCAAGCTCAGCCGTAGAACCCTCCCAGTTATATCCAGGCCAGTAGCCATCGTCTTCTGTTTCGGCTTGTACCTTAAGATTTTCGAGTTCTTCCAATCGGGATTGCTCTTTTGTTGTGAGTGCCATAATTTGCTCCTTTGTTACTAGATTGAGTACTGCGCTCTCTCGGAAGTATCAGCAGTGCATAATTTACTTAACATGGTTCTTTACGAGGGAACTCTGCCTTTCTTATGCACTAGTGACACCCCCGGAGGGGCGCACAAGTCTTTATCTGAGAACCTTATTTTGATTATCATGCAAGGGCTTTACTTGCTTACTCAGATGTAGATTTGCTTGTTGTCTACTCGTGTTTCTCATGACCTTGTGCAATGTGCGGTAAGCATTTTTGTTTTATTGCTTACTAACTTTGACTTTACATTATTCCGCTTATTATTACAATGACTTTTCATAATATTCTTGTGGATAATTGTTAAGACAGTCTGTATAAACAGGGGTGATTGTGGTATAATAGAATAAAAGACATTTATGTAAACTCAAAAGTGAAAACAGAAAACAATATTACACCATTGGAAGGCGAAATTGTCAAGCGCCCCAAAGCAACACATAAACTATCCAACTTACCCCTAAAACAGAGAAAGTTTGTAAAATACTATAAAGAGACAGGTAACGGAACTAAGAGTGCTAAATTAGCAGGATATAGTGAAAGAAGCGCAGCCGTACAGGCGAGTAGGCTGTTAAGAAATGAGAATGTACTAGCTATCTTGAATGATAGTGTAGAAGAGGCGGAAGGAGTGATTAAGTCATTGATGCATTCAGAGGACGAAAAAGTACAGCTTGCCGCTGCCCGTGAAGTCCTTGACCGCACTATCGGCAAACCAATACAACGTTCTGAGTCTGTAGCTGTCAACATTACAGTTGAATCCATGCTTGGCTTAGACGAATAGACAATAATAGCGCCCTTTTGAGGCGCTCTTTATTTGTTAGTTGATACATTACACGTTCAGTATTGGAACATAGATGTCGTACATTATGTATTTTGTGACGTCACTAACAGGGGTCAGTAACATAGCACAATGTACTACTACCCCAAGACGCTATATGTAGCGTACCCACCAACCACATTGTTATTTCTTTTTCTTTATTATTTTGTGGGGAGGGGTACCCGGCACCCCCTAGGGTGGACCCGTACGGATCCCCCGCTACCTGTCCAATATATAGATAGCGTAGCGGTGGGACCCTACCCCTTCATCCGACTACCTGATTTTTCATTTCGGCTAGCCCATACATCCCAATAGATCAAACCTGCACCTATTACTAATCCAGCTATCTTAGCGCCTATACTGCCTACTATAAGGTCCGGCAATACTACTATTATAAGTAATGCCCATACTATGATTTTGCGGAATATTTTCATAGGGTTATTGTATCATTCCGAGGCGTGTAATTAAAACAACAAAAGTTTTACAAAACAAAAGAGACTCCTTATTTGGAGTCCCTATTTTTATCTATACCTTTTGAAAAAGTAGGTAGAAAAATTTATGAAATAGCTGCCGCAAGTTTTGCTGGATTCCAGCCAATAACCGTTTTAGGCCCTGGTACGGAATCAATAACCGTGATAGGCACTGTAAGCGCTCCTGAAAGCTTGTATGCTTCTTGCTGGCGCTCTGGGTACTCATCAAGGTTTACGGTCTCGTATGCCATGTTCTTGCTGTCGAGGTAGCGTTTAACCATAGCACAGTAAGCACAGGTATTAGTTGTATAAATTGTGATCTTCATTTATTCAAAAATATCATTATCTGTTTTTCCTAAATCGGGATGCTGAATATTGTAGTACCACCATTCATCTATTTCGCGCAGGTCCCAAGATTTGTGTATAAAAAAGGGAAGCTCGCGGCCTCCCTGTGTCATTCTTGTGCCGTAGTACTCAGGAGAACAATCGCACACTTCACTAAGAAGGTGCGACTTACTGTCCTCGTTTGGCGTCATGTGAAATTGCTCACCAGCAACCGTATCAATATGTTTCACGGTCCACGGCTTCCAGTAAATATCAGGCTGGGTTTGCTCTTGAACGTCTACCAAAGGTTTATCGTCTGGATTTTGATTGTCAGTAGACATGATACAACTATATTACAAAATCTTTAGAAATTCAATATGATTTTGTTAAGCTAAAAATCAGAGCTATTTTTCAGCGTCTGCTTTATCTGGGCTCGAACTTTTTTGTTCAGTCTTTTTAGCCCCAGATTTGCCATTGGCCTTCCCTGCGGCCTTTGTGCTTTTAGGTGTAGCAGTTTTCGCATTTGCTTTTTCCAGTGCTTTTGTTAGATCGGCAACTTGCTTTTCAAGCGCCGCGGTAGCTGATTCTTCGGCGCTTTCGGCGGCCATGTCATCAGCAGTTACCTCGTTAGGAGCAAGCTGTGGAAAGTGAGCGCGCAATTGGTCAACAGTTAAATGGTCAATCTCTTCGCGAATTGCTTTGTACTTGGTGTACGAAACATCTTCTTTAAAGCCTGCCAAGAAATGCGCATCGCCATTTTTATGTGTTTCAAATAATGTAACTTCAAGAACGCCAGATTTAAATTCTTTTGTTCGTGGATCCAGAATAAAAACGCCCTTTTCATCCTTGTCTGGAGTGAAACGAACGGCTGGATATACAACTGTTTTTGTGTCTGTTTGCATAGTCACATTATAACATAACATTATACTAATATAAAGTCTTGAGAATTTTTTGAGTTTACGTTATAATGTAATCACACGTTGAAAACTCAGCGAGGGTAAGCATTCATTTATGGTAAGGGCTGGTATATTGCAACCAGAGGCAGGCCATTAGGGGAAGATCCTTAAACCAGACTGCCGGGTTAAACCGAGAATGCCGGAACGAAGCAATAAACGACGGGGTTGCTATCGCCCACAGTATAGCCGACGGAAATGACGATTCTGTTCTTTAACAATATAGTCCTGATTACATTTTACATCTGTTACAGACATATTTCAACTACTTAATTCTGTATCGGGACCTATTATCTCAGATAACTCCAGAAATGAATATTTACCTAAAAAATAACCATTTCCGAGTCATCAGAAGTTTGAGGCCCGCAGCCGAAGGCTGTGGAAAAATCGGGCTTTTTTTTCGTGCCAAAAATTCTTTTGGCTTCAACTTATTTTTTGAGTTTGTACCAGTTTTATGATATAATATAGAAAATAGTTTAAAACCAAAAGACAAAAGCTAAGTGTGTTAATTCTAGCCAAAGAGGTCCCTCTTCGCGTATCGAATTGGGATTCTCTGACTCCCCAGCAGCAAATGAAGCGAGCTTGGGAAGTCATCACGAGAGACTTCTATTTTTACTGCGAAAAGAACCTTTTTATCACCAACAAAAAAGGTGAGCTAGTTAAGTTGCGTCCGAACGCGGCGCAGCGCGCACTTATCGACGCTATTTTTGATGATCTTAAGTATGGCCGGCCAGTACGCTACATCGTGCTAAAAGCACGGCAGATGGGTCTTTCGACAATCATCGAAGCCCTGTGTTACTGGTGGGCTGCCACACACAAATATGTTACAGCATCCATCGTTGCTCACGAGCGTGAAGCAGCAGAAAACATCTATCAAATGTTCCAGCGGTACTACAGCAATGCTGACGCCGCCTTTAAGCCCGCTACCAAGTACTACACTAAACACGACCTTACGTTCGACACTGAAAAAGGCACAGGACTTAAATCGCAAATTAGAACCGCAGTTGCTAAAGAATCCGGTACCGGACGTTCTCAGACCAACCGATTTGTTCACTGTTCCGAGGTTGCCTTTTGGAAGGGATCCGCTGATATCGTGTCCTCACTGCTACAGACTGTTCCCTTACTCGCAGAAACCTTTATTTTCCTTGAATCAACAGCCAACGGTATGGGCGGCTACTTCTACGACACGTGGATGAAAGCCAAAAAAGGTGAGTCAGCCTTCAAGCCATTCTTTTTTGCGTGGCACGGTCATTCAGAGTACGAGTTAAACGTTCCGACCGGGACCATGAAACTCGACGCTGACGAAAAAGAACTAATCAAATTGTTCAAAGAACTCGGTTACGAGCAGAAATCATGGAAGCGTAAGCTTCAGTGGCGCCGTATGAAGATGAAGGAATTCGTGCACGACCCCGAGAAGTTCTTTCAGGAGTACCCAAGTACCGATATCGAAGCATTTATTGCCTCCGGTCGCCCTGTATTCGACACTCGCGCGCTTATCAAGATGGATCAGCTCTGCGACAAGAATCCGCCAAAGTTTTATGACCTACAAGGCTTTCACCAAGGCGAAATGTCTGCCGAAGAATCAGAATATTCGCACCTAAAAGTATGGGATCTTCCGCAAGAAGGTCACAAGTATGTACATACTTGTGACCTTCTTGCGGAAGATCCCATACTTTTAGGTGCGAAT